TATTCCTGATGGCCTCCTGCACGATCTGCTGAAAGCGAGCCACGGTCACCCGGACCATGCCGCCGGGCGCCTGGGTCGAATGCCCGAACTCAAGCGGAATCGCGTATGGCAGGTTGTTGATGATGTAGGCCATCTGGCCGGCGGTGAAGTCGCTCATCGCAGCCACAAGGGCGGCAGTGGTCTCGGCGCCGCTCGGGTCTACCTCGTCGAAGATGACGCTCTCGACCACGCCGAGCGAGATATGCCAGTTCGCACGGAACCGGCCGCCGACATAGCCTTCCGGGGCGATGATGTCCATGCCGTCGTTCAGCTTGCGACCTTTCTTGAGCCTGCCACCCTTCGTGAGGTTGGCCGGATCACTGCGCAGCGCGCTGTTGTGGTCGTCGACGGCCTTGTTGTACTCGGTCGCTACAGCGTTCTGCGCCCAGATCTCCGGGTTGCCCACGGGAGACATGCGGATCAGGCTGCTGCCGACCTCGATGATGATCTCGCGCACACTGGCGTCGATGGCTTCGCTGGTCTTGGCGGCGAACTCGGCCAGACTCAGGGCGAAACTTCCGGACTGTCCGGCACCTGCCCGGCTCACGACCGCACCTGCAACTCATACAGAATCGGCGTACCGGCGGGGTTGATCTCTTTCAGCGGCGGAACGATGGACCAAGTCCGGCCCTGAATGACCACTTTGCTCAGCAGATCCGGAGCCCACTCAAGCCCCTGCGCGGCGATCTTGAGCTTCTTGTCGCCCTGCTTGATGAGGCTGTTGTTCTGGAACTCTTGGCCGGTGAAGTCGAGCAGGATTCCTTGGGTTGTTTGCTCGGTGATGGTGTCGGTCGGTGCGGTACCGGATTCCGGGTCGTACTCGCCGACAGTGATTAACCTGATGATCACGGGCTGGCCGAACTCTGTGATCATCTCCAGAGCCATCACGGCCATTTCGTCGTAGAAGGTGGCCATGATTTCTCCAGCAGTCTCTAGTGGGTAAAGTCTGTGTTCTTTAAAGAGTAAGCGCGCAAATATAGAAGCCCAAACGCGGGAACTGCGGCCGCTGACAAAACAATCAGCCAATTGTCGTGGGTGTCGTCGTAAAGTTTGTACGATACAAACACGTGGAACAGTGCAATCAAAGGCAGACCACATAACGCAATCATTCGGCGCCTGCCTTGATGCAAACTTTGGCTTCGTACTGATGCTCTAAAAAACAGAATCAGCCACAAGTAAAACCATTCCGTGATCCCCGTTAAAATCAAAGCTAGTGAAATTAGATCTATGAGCAAATCAACGGCCTCCATACATCACCTGACCAGCCTAGAGAAAATCGTTTCCGGGTGCCCATTCTAAGCCCTAATAGCAAATAGTCCGCGCTTCTGTAGGTAGTCAGCAAACTGCGTTGCACTCGGCCGGTCCGGCGCCGCCGGCAATAGTCGGCCGCTGGTGTTCGGGATAGCCGCGTACTCGCGAGTCACTGCCCCTTCGACACGCTCAAGCGTCACCGCGCCTTTGCGCTTATCGATCGGGTCAATATCGTCCTGATGAATCTCGGCAGCCAGCGCCATTTGCCCGTACTGGATGCGCGCCGGCAGGTAGTTGTCGTGCTTGATCTGCTGATCCAGCTCAACGCCTCGGCGCGGCCAGGCCAGAGCCTGATCGCTATCCGTCTTGCGCCCCTTCCAGGTTTTGCCATCCATCGCCAAGGCGGCCCGGCGCAGCAACGCTTCTTGCGCAGGCACTTCTGCGGGAATGACCACGCCGAACTTCACAGCGTACATGGCCAGATCCTCGGCGGATGCGTAGCTTTCGGCGTCAGGCTTACCGGTGCCGTCCTCGATGATGAGTGTCATGGATCAACTCGCTGTATGGGTTGGGCCGGGCGCCGGTGAATGCGCACCCGGACAATTACGCCTGAGGCAGTTCCGAAACCGCTTTTTCAAGCGATTCTACCGAAGCATTCGCTCGATACGGCACATTGGCGGCGTCGAGCTTCGCTTTGAGACCAGCGATCTTTTCGGCATTGTCGACCGGCTCTGCCGCAGCCTTCAGGCGCGAGACTTCGGCGCGAAGCAATTCGGCCTCGCTCGCCAGGTTGTCGCGCTCGCTCGTGAGGGTTTCGAAACCCTCGTGAATCGCTTTCAGCGCACCGAACAAGCGGATTGGCAGTTCGCCGGCGCCCGGATGCTCCAGCTCCGACAGACCCTCGGCGGCGTCGATCAGCAGCACGATGCCGTCACGCTCTGCGTTCAAATTGCCGATCAGCTCCTGCAATGCAGCGGCGTCAACAGCCGCGCTGTTGGCGATCAGCAGCGCCGGCGCTGAATCAACCTGTCGCACCGTCACCTCCGGCACATCATCGGCCTCACCCTCGCGGCTTTCGGTGACATTCGCGTCGATGATTCGGAGGCCGCGCTCCTTCGCCAGGCCTTTCACGTCCTCCAGATACTGATGGAACGGACCAGGCAGGTACCAGATTTTGTTGCTCATGATTGCATCTCCGCCAAGCCGGGCAAACGTCCCGGCTTGGACATCATGGGGTTACTTGGAAGCGTCACCGATCAGAGCAACACCGGCGGTGTGCTTGATGCTGGTCGCAGTTTTGTCCCAGTTGGTACCGGTAGCCAGCTCAGCGTCGGTTGGAGACGCGCCGCCTGCTGTGGTATCCCAGGTGTAACCCTTCAGACCCAGACCGAACGTGTAGTCGGTCTGGATGGTGGTCTCGATGCGCCCCTTGCCGTTGGTGGTCTCGACGTTCGAGATGATGTCTCGGTTGTCGTGGACCAGGGCTGCGCCGGCGACCAGGGACAGGATAATTTCCTTGTTCGGAGTGCCTGCCTGCATCAGCGCGGGGGCATCGGTGACGATGGAGATCTTGCCCAGGATGTCGACCACGCGGACGTTGCCCGCCAAGAACAGGTTCGCCGAGTTCACCAGGCCTTGGCCGACCAGTTTGTGCCAGCTGGAACCCTGCATAACTTGAGTTACCAGGTTCTGGCTGGAGTCGCCGAACTTCGCGTGCGAGTTGTTCAGACCGGACTGAGTGATGCCGGCAGTGGCCGAGATATCATTCGTCGCACCCGCCTGTGCGGTGATCGCGGCCACCAGTGCGGCGATTGCGGTGTTCAGTTGGTCCTTCAACAGAACCTCGGCGAATGCGCGACTGGCAACTTCAATGCCTTGGGCGGTTGGACGCTGCAGCCAGGTCATTTGGGATGGCTCGTAGCGCAGAGGGCCGAAGCCGCCGGCAATCTTCACCGAAGTGTTTTTCAGCTCGGTCAGGTCGGTCGCGCCGACCGTGGCGTTGGCCGCATAACGATCCACGCGGCGCTGAGCCGAGGCCAGGTTCTGGAAGAACGACTCCTGCAAGAAGTCGCCGGTGAAGCCATCAGGGGACAGCACGATGGCGCCATTGCTGGCTTGATTGAACGCTTCGGTCATCTGATCGAGCGTTTCCAGCGTGGCAGGCATCACGTATTCGTTGAATACCTGCATTTGAGTCAAAGACATGTTTTATTCCTTACTTGAGAGGGAGGTCTGGGAACTTGCTGGCAATCGCCTCGGTTCGTTCCGCCTTGTTACCGCCGATTTTTCCTTTCGGGGCCCCGCCCCCACCACTTGCACCGTTGGCCCCGCCACCAGATGCCTTGCTACCTGCGATCAGTGGCGCGAACGCCGTGTCGTTTGCGAATTCTGCTTTCAGCTCGTCCAGCGTTGCAGCCGAAAGCTTGCCCTGCGGGTCGAGCACGACCACCACAGGCTTCCCGTCACGCTGCTCGACACCCAGGCGGCGTTCGATGTGCGGCAACAGGGCTTTTGCGCTGCCCGGGATTGCCAACGCAGACGCGATATCAGTAGCTGTACGGCCGACAGTCAGATCCCGGATCTGAGTACTCAGCGTTGTCCGCTCCTGCTCCAGCGCGCCGTTCAGCTCAGCTTCGCGGCGGTTGTACTTTTCAGTCCAAGAGCGTTCGAGCTCTTCGACGTTGCCGGACTTCCGGGCATTCTCTTCGCGCTCCAGGCGGGCCTGATCTTCTGCGTCCTTGCGAGCCTTGTCGGCGGCCTTCTTCTCGTCCAGCAGCTCCTGGACCTTCGACTTCAGGCCCGAAACATCTTCGGGTTGCGGCAGACCTTCAATGCCGAGTACGAACTTGCCGTCCTTCTCGGTGTAAAGAGCGCGCACGGCTTCGTCGACACCATCCAGGCTGTCCAGTTGGAATTTCAGCATTTGTTGTCTCCCAGAGACGTTGGTGCAGGCCCTGCCTGCGGGAATAAAAAAACCCGCCGGAGCGGGTTTCTAACAAATCATTTGGTAGCTGTTGTCACAGCCCGAGCTCGTCCTCCAGTTTCCAACCCTTCACAATCTGTGGCTCAAACGGATAACGCGACTCGGCGATCTCTATGCTTTTCAGCTCCTTACCCTTGCTATACATCCAAGTATTTTGAACAAACGCCGTGAGCATCGGGTTGTATATATTTTTCTCAAGCCGACCTTGGCGTACTGCCCTAGCGGTCAAAACCTCAAGCTCTTCGTGTTTAGCCTTAAGAAGTGCGGAATCATTTGGATTGGCCATGACACATCTGAAGATCGCAACAAGGTCCTTTCTTTCGAAGATGTTCAGCTTTTTAACCACATTTGATGCTCCGAGCCGATAAGGCAGCGAATCTACAACTTGGCTTTTTCAAACGCCAGTGGTTCAAGCGCCTTCATCTGTACAAGTGTCAGCGGCGCAAAGTTGCGGTCAAGCTGCAGCTCGGAGAATCGTTCGATCGTCAGTCCGCCTTCACGGAACAACTTCGCCCGGACCGGACCAATGGCCTTATCCTGAAACGCCGCCGGCTGCTGCTTGAGCCAGTCGTAATAGCTGAGGTCAGC